ACACTTATTCCATTTATATTGCTTTCTCAACCACTATTAGTAATATTTGGGTCATTTTTTGTGAAACCGTGGTCCATGTGTAGTCATAATAGGCAAATGCTTATATTAGGCTATTGTCTTATCGCGAGTATAGTATTTTTATACTACTTTTTTGAAAATCCTACAAAATATTGTACAACAGTCACAAAACAAGGACACCTTCATTGGTTTCTTAAAAGCAGCGAAGACACAAGAATTGAAATGCCTTATGGTTATTACGCTTGGATAGTAGTAGTTATAGGGGCTGCATTATTATTATGGAATATTTCATATAAGGCGTTGGGTGCATTGTTTTTAATACCACTTATTGGTTTTATTTATTCGCTTCGTACAGATTCAAAGTCAAGTATATGGTGTTATTACTCGAGTTATTCTTCGATTGTGATGCTTATCATATATGGATTATATAAATTCAAGATATACAATATTTTGAAGTAATGCTAAAGTGATGCTAAAGTTAAACAAGTGTTTCGAGCATTTTACGAAGGTTGAAAACAGCGACCGCTGCGGAGACTACCTGATGGCATTTCGCAAGAAGTAGCGAGACGGTATTGGTGGTGGCGAACGGAGCGGTTCAAAGCGCCTACACCTGAACCGGGGACAAATCGATTGATTGTACTGTCGTTGGCTATACTTGTAAAAATAATACGACGAGCGCCACCGGCGGCTTTAGATTGACGGACAAGCCCACGGGCGATATTATAAGTTTGGTTGCTAACAGTCATTTGTTGAGATATATACTATGCAGAGATTATATATTTTTCCATAGATATATTACACTTATTATAAATATTGTTATAGTGATAGTTAAAATATTTTTCATTATGAACATTATAACTAGTTATATTTGTATTTCTTATATATTTTAAGTCTGAATAACTATCTAGTTGTGAAGAAACACACAATAAACTATTACAAACAGATAAATTTCCTTCATCATACAATTTATGACAGTAACAACACATAAATTCTACTATATTTACATCATTAAGTTCACTATTATTTTTCAATAAACAACGAGGCATTAAGTGTGCTGTTTCGAGTAAACTTAGTGGAAGTTTTTTATCACATAGTATACATATGTGTTCTTTATTATTAACTAAATATTCTCTTAACTTTGATTGTTCTTTTCTAACCTCTTTTAGTTCATATTTTTTATCCACTTTATTATTTTCAGCTTTTAATTTTATATTTTTTAAAAATTTTAAAAATTTTATATTTTTTAAAAATTTTTTAATAATAATAAAATAGTAGTATTTGTAGTCTTTTAATTTATCATTTCCTTTTTCAGTTAACTTGTAAATATTATTTTCACTAAAAATAATATTATCTTTTTTTAATTTTAATAACTCATCCTTTATTTCATCTTCATGTATTGAAGTGTTATACCTATTTTTTATATAGTTAAAAATATCTAGTAGTGTATTTTTATTGTTTATATTAAAACAATTAATAATAATATTTTTTAATGAGTATCGTGTCATTAAGTAGTCATTATATATATTTTTAAAAGTTATATTTAAACCTGTTTTCAATAATCATTCTAATAGTTCAACCATTATATTATATCCTCTCGTACCATACTTACCATTAATACCTACACCTTTAGTTTCTGATTCTTTATAGTTTAGTTTTTCAAGTTCTTCTTTGAATTGTTTTTGTGTTTTTAGACAATCTTTATGGTTTTTTTTGCACCATTTTTCATATTTTTCATATATATATTTTAAACCAATTCTCAAATTAGTTTTTTCTGTAATTTTAAAGCATTCTGTTGTAAATAAGGTTACACCAATATTTGCTATATATTGTGTCAAAGTATTTTTACTTTGAGATTGTGCTATTATATTTATTGAATAAACATGAGGTTTATTTTTGTCATACAAGTATAACCAACCATCCGGTGTTTTCCAATAATATTTTTCCGGTAAAGGTGTATCATTTTCTACAAAATAGTCATCATTTTCATTAACATATCCATGAGTATTTTGTCTTCTATATTTGTTTTTAATAACAGTATATTTTACGTTATCACCATCAATGAAATAAGAAGGTTTTTCATTTTTTTCATTTTTTTCGGTATTGAGTGGAGATATACATGTCGGTGACTTTTGAAAAGTATATTTTGTTTCATCAAACCTAAAAATATGCGTTTTATAATTATTATGATCATGTATCCGAATCGGTTTTGAAATAATTGCTTGAGTACCTTTATTTGTTAAGGAAATATAAGAAGAAATACGTTCTTCTTCTATATATCTAGTTAATTTATTACCATAAGGTGTATTTAAATGATCTTGGTTAAATGTATGATTATAATACATATTTTTTTTTTCGTCATCCTCATCCTGAGGTATTCCTTCATCTTTTTTATAATCTACAGAATAATATTGTTTTATTTTATATTTTTTATCAAATTCAGTTAAACTCATTTCTTTAATTTCGTTAATACATAAATATTCAGGTAAGTTTTCTTCTTTACACCATTGTTCTATTTCTTCTTCTGACATATCATCACTCTTTATTAACGAGTATCCATTCATTTTTTTATCAAAATGTTTTTGAATACCTAAATTTTTTGTCTTTTTACGAGAGTCTATATATTTCATATATTTTCCAAACCGCATTTCTCCGTTGTCGATAATATTTTCTAGTAAATATATTATTTCATCATGACTTTCACAATCCATTATTTTAGATTCTACTATTTTTATGAAAGGAACATAAAAATTATTCATTATATCTTTTAACTGAGGAGTAGTCCATAAAGTAAGTTTCATATTTTTAATATCATTATATTTTCCTTGTAATCGTATCCTTTGCGAAATATCGGTGCAGTTAAATGAAGCATGAGAAACAAAATACTGGTCTGTTAAGTGTAATGAAAATTCATCATAGTCATCACTTGTAAAAGAATACCCTCGTTCACCATACTTACCTGTTATTGTTATAACAGTTTTATATTTTACCGGTATAACACTTTTTTCAAACAAAATTCTTAACAACTTATATACAAGTTTAATATTTAAAAATTTAGTATCAATATCATAATAACAGTAACCATTGGGCAACTGCTGTCCCTTTTCGGTATATATAGGTGATCCATAAACACCCCCACTTTGGTGTAGTCGATTACTAGTAGATGACTGTCTGGCGTCCCATAGAGACAATCTTTTAAATTCATTTTCATATTTTTTTGATAAATATAATCTTAAACATTTCCCATGAAATATAACAACAAATAGATCAGAAAAATCTTTCATTATTTCATATGCTAACTTAAATTGACATTCTTTTATTCTTTCCTCACTTATTAGTAGTGAATTATATTTTTGATTTTGTTTTTTTGAAATTTTATTTAAAGTCTGTCTTACATAAAGAATATGATTTATAATTTTTTTAATGTTTTTATTATAGTCTGTAATAATGTCATAACTTGTACTTTTTTTGTTATTAATATCCTTACAATCCCACCAAGGTTCAACTACAGAAGTATTAAAATATATATTATTATTAAATAAACCATAATAATCTGAACCCCTTTTCATCTTATGAACTTTTGATATTTTAATATGAATATTTGTATTGTCGCTTAAACGAGTAGTAGTATTGTATAAAAGCGAATGAGCTGTTCCTGTAATATGTAAAACATATCTTACCTTTTTATATATTTTTGAAAGTAATTCTTCGCATGCTGTTGTATCATTTAAATCATTTTTATTGCTTCCATCATTTGACGAAGAAGGGGACATTAGATCACTTTCATCTACTACTACGGTTATGTTAACTAGCTCATTATTTTTACCAATATACTCAGAAAATTTTTTATTTATTTTTTCCAAAGGTGTATAATGCATTAAAGTAGAAAAAATGTCAGTTGGGTTAAGAGCATCTTTATTGTTTAACTTATCAATAACGCCATTACTATTTATATCCTGTAGTTCTGGAAGTTTAAAATCTTTCCAACATTTATGTAAATCACTATTAAATTCTTCAAATAAATTTTTAATATATTGGATATTAAAATTATATTTTTCTGTACCACATATATCATCTTGTAATTGTTTTTGATCTATTCTTAAATTTCTAAAAATATATAAAACGGGTCTCTTGAAAATATGAACAGAAAACCACATTATTATACAAGCTTGTAATCTTTTTCCTAACTGAATATCTCCCCATAATAACTCAATAATTGATTTTTCATTCTCATGTAAATCTAATGCTTCTAATAATTCCTTTTCGAAAGTAGACGAGTCTAAATCTTTTGGAATACTTTTTAATTTTACAGGAATATTACCCCAATTATGCCTTTCCAAACTTTCACCATTTATATATCTACATTTCTCTAACATATTATTTATAATTTTTTCAAGCACAACTTTAAGCTGTTGTCTTCGCGAACCATAAAACTCAACTAAACTCTCTTGAAATGACATTTCTTGTTTATATATTAACTATGGGCATTTTTTTAAGTGGTTTTTTTATTATATTATTAAAAAAATGCCTCGAAAATATCACCCCGCCATAAAATTGAAACGAATAAAAGCCAATAAATAGAATACAGAAAGTCAAACATCCCAAACAAACACCGCCACCCAGAAATGCCCATCGGTATCGGAACATTCGTTGCTGCTGCCATCATCGCTGCCGAAGATATTGATGCCGAGATTCCTCCTACTCCTCGCGTCGAAGAAGAATCCAAGTACCCCCGCTCGCTCCAAGAAGTTGCCGCACTCGATTTGTCGTTTATTCGCGACACATGGGGAGCCGATATGCTTCGCGATGCAATGAATGCGGTCGTGCTAGCCCAAGAAAACCCCAAAATACTCCAACAAAAAATCGACATCTGGACTTACTTGTCTAGTTACGAACCACCACACGGAGAAGGATTCATGTTTAGTCGTGGAGACATCGTTGTTGAATCTGTTCAACAACATATGCAAACGGCGCACTCGGGTAGCACCATGACCTTGACGATGCGTCATCTGCAACTACTTGCCCAAGTCGGATTCCCTAAATATCGCGAAGGATATCGCATGTAAGTAGTGTGAGATAAGAGAAAATTAATCAAATGTAAGTTGAATAGATGAATAGATTTATTTTTTTTATAATATATAAAATTGAATTAAATAGTAGCA